TGCATTAACTATAGCATGCACCGTTTTAGCTTGCTTGGGTTTTAGTCCATTGGTAATAATCTTCTTTTGGTTTTTAGTTTCTTTCGTTTCTTTTTTATCTTCCATAACTTTCTCCTCTATAGGTTAAAAATATATCATAGCATACATTTTATATAAATTCTCCAAAAAAGCAAAAAAAAAATTTAGATACAGATATACCTAACTTTTTTTCCTTTTATAATAGCATTAAAATAACTAGTATTATAATACCTATGATACATATTTTATATATCGTTGCTACTATCTCCACCATTGACTTCGCCTTGTGTATTAGATGTTAAAAGTATATTCATTATGCAACCGCCAATGATTCTAAAGTTTGCCATGCTTGGCTGTCTAAAGCATTACGCACTAGGATTTCCCTATCTTTCTGTACATTAGCTTTCTGACTTCCTTTCCTTCCCATGCTGACTTCTTTCATTTCTCCTTTACTATTAAGTTTTTCATAAGTCTCATCAGTGTGGGTAGACCAATGGGTTAATGCATTATACAAAGCCCAGATAGTTTTACCAAGGCTAGGTTGCTCTTGTTCATATCTGTACATAAGATAATCGCTCAGGCTCGTATTAACTAGCTTAGTATCAATAGTAGTATTATCTGCAATGTCTCCTAAAGTTTCCACTGTTTTAGATTTCTTTTTACAAATAGAGTGTGCCAGAAATAATGCCACTTGCTTGTCGGTGATTTTGGCATTGCTCCAGAGTTGGAACTTTTCTGTTTGATTAGTGAATACATCTAGAGTAGATGATATTTTAGCTAAGGCGGAATTTACAGATAATCCAGAAGTATGTTTTCTTCTTTCATGGTAAAATTTTTGGCCACCGAATACAAGAGTATTAAGACATAAACTACGGTATGCACCTGTAAATGTCTGGAATGACCATGCACCGTCTATAGAGTTAAATATATCCGAACGTAAGGTTACCTCGTCTCCGTCTTTAACTTTCATAGTATGGTCTAGAAAATGTACTGTTCTCCTAGTTTTTGCTCCACCTTCCCAGAGTTGGTCTATGACTTGTACATTAGACTTTCCAATGTCTGCATCTAATAATTTTTCGGTGTGTTTCCTGTACAAATCAATATGCGGAACTAACTTGTACTTTTTAGAGTGGTTTCCCATAAAAGCACCATTATCAGAACGCACTACGGCCATTTTGCCGTCAATCTTATGTTCAGTATCATTATGATAGTAATGCATGTTTACAGGCTCTACTCCAAAATCAAATAAAGACATGTCATTTAAATTATTGTGTTCATATATTTCTGGTAAGATATGGCCTGTTTCCATAGCAATATCTGGTTTAATTTTTGGTTGCATTAAATCGTACGGCATTTTTCTTTCTCCTATTTTGTTATTATAAAAAAACTATTCTTATATAGAATAAAAATAAATGCAAACTATTTATTAACTATTTTTTTATTCTGTACAGGTAACTTATTTTCTTTTCCAACATCTCCCACGATATGATGTCTGATATTAGTACCATAAGGAAGTCCCTGTACAAACTGTAATAAAGTTTTTTTATCATTGAGTGGTTGGTTGACATTATTTTTTCTGGTATGTTCCCATTGCAATCTAACTCTACCGTATGTTCCATAACAACCACCTTGCTCCTCATCACCGACTAATTTCTTTTTATTACCATGACCGTAGAAAACTATGACAAAATTTCTATTTTTTCTAGAACATAGATCACAAGTGTTACAGCCGACATTTTTATTATACTCTGACGGACAACGTACAAACAGCACACTATCTAAAACAAAGTTTTTGCTGACATTTTTATCTGACAAAGTTACCACTGTCGGATAACCCTTCTTATGTACAGCAAGAGCATCAAGTAACGTATCGGTTGATCTATTAATGGTGGTATGGTTTTTACTATCTCTTATTCTGTACAGAAAGTTAAAGTGAAAATTTCTATTTTGTTTTAATGATATATCCTCAAATTTAAAATGAGAATAAGTCCACGATCTACCACCTTGTACCTTAGCATCTAATACAGCATCTAGATAATCCCAGTCTATTTTATTTGTAGACATAGTACTGTTTGGATTTAATGCACAGTGTTTCGGACAAGTGCCAAAAACATCATCATTTCCAGAACGATAGGTTACAGCACAATCGGTGGTTTTAAGAGCCTGACTCTTTTCAACTACTTTAAGCACGTTTCTTTCCCTTCTGCTCAGTTATAATTGCTTTACCTTGTACAACCTTAACATCTATTTTCTTTCCTGTACCTAAATGATAACCAATTCTAGCATTTAATTTTATTATATCATTTTTAGTCTGTACAGTAATGACTTCATGTAATTTAGTTTTTTTCATTTTACTTTCTCCCTGTTTGTACAGAAATACATTTATAATATCTTTAGAAGTGTTTTATTATAATAACAAATATCTTTATAAGTGTTCACAAATGTATCTCCTACAGAAACTAAATCACAACTAAAAATACTTGTCAACGAATTTTTTCTAAAAGTATTTGCAAATCTCTTTTTGCATCAAATTCATGTCTGTACAGAGTAAGTAATTTATCCTGTACAGTATTCTTAATTGCATATCCGTCTTCATGTACAATAACGACATATTTATCGGTTGACATTTTTTTGTCTGACATTTTTTTATTATTCATGGTATCTATCACACATTTCGCTGACAAAATCGTACACACTGTTCTCATGGTACTCATCATTTAGTTTTAAATCTTTATATTTATCGGTTGACAAAAGTTCCATAGCTAACGCATAAATCTCACTGAAATCTTTATCTTGTCTGACAAATTCTTCTACCTCACATTGAAAGTCAGTTTCTATATCTAATATATCTTGCTTGTACTGTGTCATGGTTTAAAACTTTCTAATTCTTTTTCTGTCATTTTATAATAATCATTCCCTACATCATACCAATCTGGCATAGGTCTTGACTTTTCCCACTTGGCTATGTCTTTCTTATCGTTGACATAATATCTCCTGTATGCCCTAACTGCATTATTGTGGATACGTAACTTAGTAGATTTATACTCGTCTGGCATACATTGTGGGTGTGGTGTTTTTTCCATGTCTTGATATTGCAACGTACCCCAATCTGTTTCTCTTAAATCCATAATAACTTGCTGACATTTATGTATCTTATTATATCTTCTAGTGTACTCAAAACATAACTCCATACCATGCTGTACTAACCAACAAAAATTATCAGCACTGTCTCCTGCCCATAATGTACAGGGATGATTTTTATGTACTTCTCTATAAGGTACTAAATGTCCTTGTCCATGCCTATGAAACACAGAACATAACATCTGTGCTGTTTCCAATGGCATCTTGACAATGTGCTTGTCACACTGCATTTGTGCAGATATGACAGGGCATTCGTCTAATACAAATATGTTCATATGTCTACTCCCTGTACATGAATATCTAATTCATCTGCAATCCAATATCGTATTCCTGTATAGCAATCATCACACAATAAAATAGGGACAAATTTATATGTCATATCTTCTTCTTCACCTTTATTAACTTTACAATTTTCACAAGTTACTATAGCCATGTTTTAATCTCCTTATTAATTTTTTGTAATACTTCACGTAAATTATTGTCTTTAAGTTCACAAAGTAATTCTACACTATCGTCAGCTACAGAAAAATCTTGCTCTTCCCATTCCTTTTCTTCCTCTTTCCAATCTTTAACATCTTCCTCTGTGCCAAAAGAAATAGTATATTTTTGATCTGAATAAACTTTTCTAATATATATTTTAGTCATTATTTCTTTTACTTTCATAGTCCCACCACCTCAATTGCTTTAAATTTTATTTCTTGAATAATGTAATTAGTTTTAGAACATCTTAAATCTTGATCTAAAAATATCCCAAACATTTTACATATGTTAATCCAAGCATTTTTATCTTCAAAATCATCCATATATAAATGTTGTTTATTCATCAATACCCCTCCCCTTCACTATAGGCCTGATTGTCTAAATCCTCTGTCTGTACAGTAGTACGGTGATCTTCTAGTTCCCATATAGCTTGTTGCACTTTGCCATTCTTTAATAGGTCTATCACTAAATCTATCACTGTAGCACTATTTACTTTGTCTCTGCCTTTATAGAAAACTTCTTTTTCTTCTTCAGTCATCTACTTTCTCCCATTATTTTTTATTTCTTTTAAATGTTTAAATGGTTTATTTTCATTAAATAAAAACCAGAAATTGTAATCATATTGTATTAAGCATATTATTGCATAATAACAACGATTTATTTTACCTTTGCCACTTTCCCACCTAGCAATAGTAGGTTTACTTACACCTAGTAATCTACCAAATTGTTCTTGATTAAATTTTAAAGGCAAACTATTTCTAACTTCTTTTAATGTCATATATTCCATTTACTTTCTCCTTTTCTACAATAACCCTTTCACAGTTACAAAACATTGTCAACCCCTTAGTCAAAAAAAAAAGAGCAATCTAATTAAAGACTACTCTTTTCTATATAGGCAGATGTATTGGCACGCAAATGTTTCCGCATCTATTAAGTGTTCTGCAACTAGTATCAGCCACTAACACACCTATAATATTATTCTATACAGGTAATTTATCGGAAGGTAGCGATCCTTCAAGGATATTATTTAATTGGCTATCCTTACCTTTCACCAACCCTGTATAAAAACTTCTAAACTAAATCTACCTCTATTGTTTTTTCTAGATCATAAGATAGAGGTTTTTCTCCATACTCTCCTTCTTCTAGTCGGTAGTGATATACACCACCTAGCCATTTACCAACGACATTTTTCTTGCCGTATGGTTTCTTGCGTAAAGTTCTTATTCCCGCTGACGTTCCTGTTTCAAGATAGCCAATTCTCTTTGACACTTCCTGTACAGAATGCCAATGTCCGTCTGACAATACATCAAGTATTCTCTCTGACATTCCTCTGCGTTTGTGATATTTCTTTTTTTCTTCAGTCATCATCATTATCCTTCTCTACATAAATATTAGGGTGATCTGCTCTAACTAAATCTTTCCAAAATGCTCTGTGAACATTTCCTTTATCTTCACCATGCTCTATAGTCATTTGTTGATATTTAAGATTTGCTTCTTCTACTACATCATCAAAGGCCTTGTCAAGTTTAGATATATCAGAATAAGTAATATACTCTACTCCACTTTCATTAATGTTTTGTACAAGATTCTTAACTTGGTTCGTAAGCACCAACTGTAAGTCGGTAATGGTAGGCACTTCTACTTCTTTCTTTTTTGTTCTAGCCATATCTTCTTTCTCCTTAAGTTTTAGCTCTCTATTTATCCACTCCGAAAAAGTGTTCATATGTTGTACTCCTCTTATTTATTGTTGTCAAGTAAATTATGTAGCTTCGCCCCAAACCTCATATTTTTCTAAGTCTTCTTCAGTTATTAAATCATGTTTAACGCACAAGCTACCAATGTTTCTATTGACTAGCACAGGGTGTATTTCTTTTTCTTGTTTCGCCATTTTATCAAGAGTAGCTAAACACTCATCATGGTTCATAGGATTTAGGTTTATGTACTTCTCCATGTCGTTCATGGTGTTACAAGTTTTTAAACAATAAACTATTATGGCATAATATAATATTTCCATTATTCTATATCCACAAGGTTATAAACATTTCCTGTATTGCCTACAAATTTTTTAATCATCTTTTTGCCACAGGTTATTTCTATGATAGTATTGAGGTTTATGTTCCTGTACCCAGAACTTTTCATATCATATACAGTTAGGTATCTATCTCTATTGTTGACACTTATGCCACCTTTTAGGTGCTTCTTCACACCTAACTTACAGTTCATCTCTCGTACCTCGCCATTCTTTTTGACAAACTTTGCTTTAAATATTTTTTGCCCCACCATGTTCTTAATTACAGGGGTTACTAATGCTTCAGTGTATAGTCTCATCTTCATCTTCCTCCTCTAGTTCATAAGTCATTGTTAAATAAAGTCCAGCTAAGGTATTAATTATAATACCACACATATCTATCTTAGACATACCTAATAGTACATACCTATTGTATAAGTCAAGTAAATCTTTAATAAACATTTCAGTTACCTTTTTATTAGGGTCTTCCATATATGTTTCCTTATAGGGTTATATATTAGTACCGCCAAAAATTTTTCTTGTCAAGTAATTTTTTTTGTTGACATAATTTTTTAAAAAAGTTACTAGTATAGAGAGAGAAAGATACACAAGGAGATTACCATGCGAGGAGACATTGATGTTGCTTCATTTGTTAAAGCACTGTCTATACCTGTTGATGAAACATATAGAGGCGATTGCCCTGTTTGTTTTCGTAAAAATACTTTCACTGCTACTCATACTTCTGGGCGGTTGTTGTATAATTGCTACCATGCTGATTGCTCAGTTGGAGGGACTACAAAAACAGGCAATCTTGTTCAGACATCGTCTGTGGCAAAAGATAAAAAACCTGACAGAGTAGACCTATCTGTATATAACAAACAGTGGGTGGGTTTAGATCGTAGTCAAAGAGTTGTTGACTATTTAAAATCTGTGCAATCCTACCATGCTTACAAAAATAGATTTGCCAATATAAGATACGATGTCAAGGAAGACCGTTGTGTGTTTCTTGTATACAAAGATAAAAGTTTAGTTGATGCTGTGGGTAGATCGCTGACAAATTCTAAACCAAAGTGGAAGAGGTATGCATCTTCTCGTGTTCCTTTTGTTACGGCCAATGACAGTAACTATCTTGTAATCGTTGAGGACTGTGCTTCTGCTTGTGCGTTGACATTTGCTAATGTACATGGTATGGCTTTGATGGGGACAAATCTATTGACAGATTATTTAAAATACATTAAGCATTATAAACTTGTTACCGTTGCATTAGACAAGGATGCTTCAAAGAAGGCAATGAAGATGGTACATGAATTGTCTATCCATGTGCGGACAAAGTTAGTGTTATTAGACAGAGACATAAAGAGGTGGAGTGAAGAAGAGATAAAGGAGAAGTTTAATGTCGCTTGAGAAACAAATATTATCGGCATGTTTATCACATGAGTTTTACAAAGATACTGTAGAGGTTGTATCAAAAGACATGTTTGCCAATGGTGTAGGCACTATCTTTGACACTATCAGTTTTGCACAACAAAAATATGAGAGTGACATTGACATAAATACACTGATACAATTACATAGAAATAAATACCCTGCGTTACCAGAATCATCCAGAGAACCTATAGAGGATGTAATCAAAGAACTTGACAAATTTATGCCAAGCAACAAGGTCATTCTAAAAGATTTAATCATTGACTTCTGGAAGAAAGACAAAGCTCATAAAATTAGTGACTTATCTGCTGACATTTGGTTAGGCAACAGTGATGACTTTACTGTACTGAGAACTTTAGTTGACACTGCTATAGAGAAAGCACCAGAAGATGAAGGGAATTTTCAGGAAGTGAAAGATGATGTGAAAGATTATATTGATGGTTGGGATCAGGGGTTTGAATTTAAGTTTGAGTTACAATCGTTGGCTGACAGAATAAGTGGTGCAGGTAGGGGTAATCTTGGTATTATCTTTGCAAGGCCAGAGACAGGAAAGACAACATTCTGTACATACTTGGTATCAGAATATATCCGACAGGGATTCAAGGTAGCGTACTTTGCTAACGAAGAGCCGGGCAGATTGGTCAAGGGTAGAGTGTTCTCTGCATATCTTAGACGTTCTATTGACGAGATGAAAAAGAACTTAGAAGATTCTATGAGTGTGTACAAGAATGAAATAGAACCTAACCTAAAATTATTAGAGGGTAGAGGTATCACTTTATCAGAGATAGAAAAATTTATTGACATACATAAACCAGATGTGGTAATGGTTGACCAACTTGACAAAGTAGTCATCAATGGTAATTTTGCTAGGACAGATGAAAAGTTACGAGCATTGTATGAAGGAGCAAGAACAATAGCCAAGAAACAACAAGTATTATTTTGGTCAGTGTCTCAAGCATCCTATGATGCACAGGGTAGACAAGAGGTTGACTTTAGCATGCTAGAAAATAGTAGGACAGGAAAAGCTGCCGAGGCTGACATTATCATAGGTATAGGAAAGAACTTTGGTGAAGAAGAAGATTATGTTAGACATCTTTGTATATCTAAAAATAAACTCAATGGGTGGCATGGGACAGTGACATGTTCTATTGATATACACAGGGCGAGATACGAGTTATGATACTAAAAGCTGACGGATTTGATGATGCGATATTAGGCTTAGGCCGAAGATGTAGTCAGCCAGATCTGTTAGTTTATGATGTTGACAAATGTGTAGATATACTTATGGAAGATGGCATGACACAAGAAGAAGCTATGGAGTACTTTGAGTTTAATGTTGTTGGAGCATGGATGGGTGAAGGAACACCTATCTTTTTGTACAGGGGGGCAGAGGATGAAATTTAATTATAAAGTACAGAGCATAAATAATAAGACAGGTAAAGTTAACTACTTAAAACATGAAGAGTCTGGAAAAC